CCTTGTGATACTTTACCAATCACTTTGTACATGGATGAAAGATTGTGCGATAATGTTATGTCAAGAATTACGAGAATTTCAAAAGGATTAATACCATTGTATTTTATGTCCAACACTTGTGATAAAAATGTTGTAAAGAAAAGTATTAGACAAAATTATTTGGCCAAACATCCCCCATATGATGATTTGAACGTAGATATAAGAAATTACTTTGAATTGGGATTTTTTGGATTACAATGTGATGAATATTTAGCCACTAATTCACAAAATTTTTCTGATGAAGATTATAGATATTTGCTTTATGTAATGTTAAGAAGGGGAAAAACTGAAATTGACTTAGAAAATTTAGTAGTAGAACAACAAAATATTAATGTAGAACACATAACTAAAACAGTAAAATTTTTAAATAGAGTTTCTGAAATAACATTATTTAAAACGCTGGAATGGATTGGTGAAAATTTAAAATTAGGAACTGTACAATTAATTTTGAGTACTTATGGCCATATGATGCCTAAAACAACAAAATTGAAAGTTGAAATTATGCCAACAATTAATTCTTTATATACAAAATTTTTAGATAAAAGTCACAAGAAAGAATTTTTTGAACCAATAAATTGTTACACACGAAATGAAGCAATAGATAAATTAATGAAGATTAATGGAACACATATGAATATTCCATTTCTTAAATTGGCTAGTAAACCTATGGTCATGTCTTCAAAATATAACATGGCAATTAGGCAAGCACATGGATTGTTGCCTGAATTAGAACCAACTTTTCATGTAACCTTTGAACCAGACGAATCAAAAATTAATAAACCCAAAATTGTTCAAATGTATGGAACCACTTTGCAACAAGGCTTGATGGTATTGCCTGATACAAATGACCCAGAAACATTAGTTGGTGGACTAATGGAAAGAATTGGTAAAGCTCGTGAAATTGATGAAAAAGAAGCTTTATCTTTTGTTGAACATTCTAAACAATTGTTAAAAGATTTACCTATTTTTGAAATACCTGAACCTACAGAAGAACAAGTACGTGTTCATTTGTGTTCTCAATATGGAGTAGTTAGGGGTATGATTTATTATAACATGATTGGTGATCAATTAATAGATAGTGATGTAGTTTCAAAATTGTTTCCAAAAGTGGAATTTTATGTCAATAAATCAAGTAATAAATTTAAAGAAAGACAAATTTCAGCAAGAAGTTTTAAAATAATAGCAAAATTTAGTTGGCATTTTCATCAACTTGGGAAAATGTTGAAAGAAGTATTTGGTTTGTTCACAAACATTTTGATTTCCAGTGGATTGACACCTGCGCAAGTTGGAGAATGGAATTGGGATAAATTTTTAAAATTTGGTAAACGTGGAGAAGGAGACGCAACTAGTTGGGATGGAGCTATGAATAAACACTTTTTAGACGTAGAAAAATGGTTTTTGAAGGAAAGAGTCACAGGAATGCCTGAAGAAATTGATTTTTTGTTGGAAAATTGGCATGTTTATAAAGGAATTGGTTTTGATGGCCAAGTAAGATTAAGTTGTGATTATGGTAGAAGATCTGGTGATTTGTGGACAACTGATTTTAACTCTCTATTGAACATTTTGTCTTTTATGTATGTTCATCAAAAACATTGGACTGATGATTTTGCTCTTGTAGTGTTAGGTGATGATTCAGTTTTTTATATGAATGAAATTGATGAAGAGGAAACCGTAAAAATTTATTCACAATTGGGAATTGAAATGAAGTTAATTTTTAGAGAAAATTTTGAAGATATAACATTTTGTTCTGGGTATTTCGTTCCAAATGAAAATGGATGGGTTTGGCAAAATGATTTCTTTCGAGTTTTGATGAAACTAGGATTTAATTACAATAACCATCCAGAAAAAGTTCATATGTCTCTCTTGCATGGTATAGCTAAAAGTTTATTTTGCACTGCTGGAATGTGGCCGATTATTTGGGTTTTATTAGATAGAATTGTTGAAACTGCTGAAGAAAATGGAATTGCTATAAAACGTGATTTCAGTTACGAAAATCCTTATAGATTTCAAGGCGGAAATGTTTCTCGACCTGACCATATTACTTATGTTTATTTTTGTGAAAAATATGATATTCCAATGTACTATGTCTTTGAATTGGAAGATTGGATTAGGAAAAATGTTACTATTTTGGATTTTCCTTATATGATATCTGATGTAACATTAAATGAAACATACAGAGAAGTTGCTGGTTTAGAAAACACTGATGAAACAACAAAATTTGTTGGTATGGAAAACAAAAACCATTATGAATGCGTGGTAGTACCTGAAAGGGAAGAAGCAGAAAAATTAATGGGAGCAACAAATTGTTTTGAAGCCATGCAAAATGCTTATTTATTTGGATTGGAAGAAAATGAATTAATTGAATCTGTTGGACATGAATTTTTACATATGATATTTACATTTTTATCCTGGATGAATTTTTATTGGGGTGTTACAGCACACGGGATTTGGAATTGGTCAATTTTGGAAATAAGAGAACATTGTTTAAAATTGGGTTTAAAATTGTGCAAGAAACCAACCAAAAATAAAGGCAAAACAAAAAAGAAAGTTAGTAAGAAAGTTTTAGAAAAAGCAATGAAAGGAAGGAAAATAATTGGAAGTGTTGGTCCTAAAAATAAATCTCTAATTAAACAAGCCTTGGAATTTGCAGGTGGTTATGCTGGTGGGTTTTTTGGACCTGTTGGAAGAAACATAGGAATGAAGGCTGGTGCTGGTATCTCACGCATAATAGGTTCTGGTTCTTATAATGTTATGGACAACTCATCAAATTTGTCAAAAAATTCTGTTTTGAGTCCACAGGCACCTAAATTCTTGAGTAGTGAAAATGGAATAACTATAGCACATAGTGAATTTATAATGGATGTTTATGGTTCAACAACTTTCACAATTTCTAAATTTGCAATGCAACCTGGTGATGCAAAAACTTTCCAATTATTAAAAGAATTTTCAAACATGTTTACTGAATGGGAACCTTTAGGAATGGTAGGAACTTTCAAATCTATGTGTGGGACTTCAGTCGCTTCAACTACAACTACTCTTGGAACTGTTATTTTGGCACATCAACCAAATGTTTTACGACCAGATTTTGTTAATAAAGCAGAAATGGAACAGTATGAATTTTCTATGAGTGGGAGACCTGATCAAACTATTGTGTGTGGAGTTGAATGTGCAAAGAAAGATATGGTTTTGAAGAAATTATTTGTTCGTTCTTCATCTACTTCTGGTGTTGAAGATGATTTAAGATTTTCAGATCATGGAAATTTCTATCTAGCTACTGTTGGTATGCAAGCTGTTTGTAATATAGGTGAATTTTGGTTTAGTTATCATGTAAGATTTTTTAATATTAGAGTTCCACAAACTATTGGTTCTGGTGATTATTTGTATTATCATGCAACATCTTACACGAATGCATCACCATTTGGAGGTACTATCGTTGATAATAGGTCAACTTTAGGAGTGAATATTTATACTGAACACATTGAATTTTTGGATCAAGGAACATATTTGGTGTATATACAATGGGCAGGTAGTGCTGTTTCAATTGTTAATAGTACAATAACAAGAGTTGGTTGTTCTAGAGATACTAAATATAATGTTGGTGATGCTACAGGATCTCAAGCTAGTCCACAAGATGGTGTTAGTTCAATAAAATTACATTATGTTGAATATGTAACTGTAACCTCTTTGGCTCCAACAGCTACTATGTCATTTTCTGGTGGAACTTTACCCTCAAGTGGAACTGATGTAACTTTAGAAATTTTTCCTATTGCTACTGTTCCTTCAGCAATTTATTAAAATAAGACGACCTAGTTAAGTCGTTAAACTAAGCCTCGTTTAAATTCGTTAACGAAGAAGACAAA